GATAATGCTGATGGCTGTTGTGAGGCTTGAAGCTTGTAGTAGTGCGTGCTATCCACATAGCGCATCACCAGGCCAGCGGGGATCGTTGACGCACTGAGCGTGAAAGAGATCGTCTCATCCATGTCAGCCCCGGTGCGCGTGCCGAGCAGCTCAATGAAATCACCTGTGGTATTGGCGATCGTGAGCGCATTTGATGCCACTGCAGGTGTCCCAGTCCCGGTGGGCGTCCAGGTCTGCCCATCGCTGGCCGTGCCGAAGCCGCTCTGATTGCCCCTATCGATATAGTCAATGCCAAGTGGCTTGGTCGAGCGCGTCCCGCTTGAGCCTGGATACTGGCTCAGCACGCGCCAGACAAGGCCGCTCACCATTGGCACAGTGTTCGTCTGCGTCCCTAATAAGACCTGGATCTTCACTGACTTGCCAGAGAGCGACACACCATTCGTTAAGCCAGGGACAGGCTGACCATTGACGCATTGCTGATAGGTGCTGCCGCCATCAATTGAGGACTGCACAAAGGCGTAAGCGGCAGCCGGATTGTCGGTTCCTGTTTCCTGCCAGGTGATGACGCTTCCGCCACATGTTCCGAGAGAAGAGACAGATGTTGATGGACCTGTCCATGTGCCAGAGGGTGCTTGCCCCAACACGAAGTTATCCCATGCGCAGGAATGTGCAGCAGTGCCGTCGCCATTATATCCGCGTAGACCGATTCCACCGGCTTGTGTGTAGGTGGAGTCGAGAATGTCAATAATCGGGGTTGTTGCATTATCCCAATACACGCTATGGCGATTCCCATTCACCACTATTTTTAAATGTTTAAAGGTGTTTGCCGGAAAGCTAATGGACGCGCCAGCTAATTGTGTGTAACTGCTGCTATTTGAGTTAGAACCGTAGCCAATTTCTAGAAAGTTGTTCGGCGCAGCATAGGCACCGACAAAATAGCCGAAGGTATTGTTGACACTTGCATTCCAGAAAATTTGTCTGTACGTTATCCCGGCTTCTGTGGTCTGATGGCTCGACTTAATATCACAGTCTATGGTGAAATCAAGCATTGTTCCAGCTTGATCCATGCGGCTGGTCCCAAAACCGTTATCCCCCGTGGTGTCATTGGTAGGCATGCTCATCGTGTAGATGCCACCAGAAGCCGACTGCGAAGTACCTGATGGAAAGAATGACGTTTGGCCTGTTGTGGTATTGTCGTTCCAATCACGGCTATACGGTGCTAGCTCAAGGTTGCCGCTCACATCTGCCTGCGTCCCACTATGCGTCCCACCGTTCCAGTTTGTTTGCGTAAGGAAGCTTGTCACCACATCCGATTTTGTGGCATTGGGTGCCGATGACAAAGAGACTGTCACCGAATCAAGAACTGGGATGTCTGTCGGATCATTGCCTGCACTAAAGACTTCCTTCAACTGCATAGACAGACCGGCAACATTTGAGCCAACGGGTAACCCTGGCAATGCAACGCCATTTGTACAAGGTATCCAGGATGATCCGCCGTTGTAGGTCGCATACACGGCCACATTCTCGCTTGCATTCCACATGATAAGCGAGCTTTTTAGGAGCTTTACAGCGTCAATAGACTGGCTTGGGCCGATCCGATAGGTATTTGACGGATCAAAACTTGCCACAACCGTAGTTGTGAATGTGGACGGAACATAATTGATAACTTGGTAAACCGTAGGTGGGTTGAGAGTTGGTGTTGTTTGTGTTGTAGAGAAAAATTTGCTTCCACTATGGGAACTCAGATATGCGTTTTTTATATACCATGTATATGTACCAGCACCAGCGCCGCCACACTGAGCAAGCATGCCCACGACAGTTTTCCCACTATAAGCAGACAGGTCTACTTGCCGCGTGTACCATTTATTCACAGCATAATTAGAGAGATCAGTAACTGCGTCATTAAGCAGAAGGTTTTGGTCATACAGACCGCCAGGAACCGTGTTATCAGAAAAAAGCGGGACGATGCCCCCTGTCTTCACAGGGCTGCTATCAGACACCCAGACATCAAAAATCAGCTTGTCACCAACTCCTACAACCTGAGTGCCAGTCCAGAACTTGCCAAAGAATGAGGATGCAGCTGAAAGCGGCAGAAACACCGAGAACTTGAGCGCATTCTGCGTAATTGGAACAAGTGTATTGTTGACTGCACTGCAATTGGACAATGTACCTGTGCTAAAATCGGCAGTGGTACTCTCTGAAAATGCAACATCAGAGCCAGCTGCCGCTAGCTCTAAGCACCCATCACCAACAGTAAGCGTCCCTGTTGTGTTGGAAAGAATCCCTGTGTTGAAGCCTGTCTGCGTTGAATCCCTGTGCAGAGCAGCGGCGATCGTCGCGCCTTCCTGCCCAGGCTGCTGATTGATGACGAAATCAGTGACAATATCGCCGGCATACCAGCCAGTGTAATTCGTTGTGTTACCCCCTTTATCGAAGAGGCACTTCCCCTTATCAAAACACGTCAACACGTGATCGACGGCGGGACTGGCCGGGCCATACTTCATACGCTGATCTGACTGAACAAAGCCTCGGTAGAATGGGCCAGTATCGCTATCGCTGACAACGATGGGATCGCCGCGCTGAAACGTGAAAGCTCCAGCAAAATCGATGATGGTGATGGTCAGAAGGCCACGCACCTCTAGTGTCCTGTCGGCGAGGATCGATTTATCATTCTTGACCAGGTAGGGGATACCACCGATTGTGCAAGTCACAACGCCCATTATCGCCGCCCTCCTGTCAATACTCTGATTTGTGGTGCGATGAGCGGGATTGTTTGCCGCGCAACGGCGACGGTATCCATGTAGATCGACAGTTCCACCGTTTGCGGCGCACCGCCACCGCTGAAAGACAACGATGGCATCGACAGACCACCGCCTGAAGAACCAATGAAGGTCATCGGGTCCATGCCAGAAGGCACGATGGTATCACCGCCTGGACTCCATTGCAATTCCGGGCCGTCTTCACCAACGACGCGCCAGCCTTGCGGCAGGTTCGTACCTCCAGCTGCATAGCCACTGAGGGCTTGCAACGGACTGATAGCACCGCTTCGTATAAATCCCCCCATTGGGCCGAGTGGGTCGAGTCCTGAGTTCTGAATGGCCATGCCAGCAGACCCCAGAAAATTATTCCCACCGCCGATGCTGTCAAGAGCCGCCTTTAATTGTTTAGCACCTTCAATCGTCTGGTTGATCTCATGCAGAAATTTCGTCAACTCATCGATAAACGGGCCGATAGCGGGTGCCGCTTCTTCGCCGAACTGTTGCCACTCAGCACTCAGGCTCTTGCTTTTCTCTTCAGCGGCACCTGAGTATTCCATCATGCCAGTCAGGAGCGCCTGGTACGCCTCCTTGCCGTGGATCGCGCCAGCATTGACTTCCTTTTGCGCCTCGGCCACGCTGATCGTCTTTCCCCGCTGCGCACTCAGTCCTTCAGCAAGCGCCTGATAGGCATCGACACCCGTGTCTTGCAATTTCTGGATATCTTCTTTGGTGATGATGGTTTTCGCGTTGATATCCTCCATTGCTTGCGTTGCTGGCTTGAGTTTACTGCCATCTTGCCCCATCGCGGCCAGCGCATCGGACACTCTCACTATCTCTTTTTGTGTATCGTCCGCACTCTTGCCCATCATCCGCAAGCTTTGAGCAGCATCATCGATGACCTTTGATCCCCACGCTTTGGCTGCGAACGTATTATTCAAATTCTTCAATTCCTGATCAGCTTTCTGAGCAGAGCCAGTCAGGTAGGTGAAGGCCATAGCGCTGTCTTTTGCGTCCTGGTTGATCTTATCAAGAGCCTGGATCACTTGCACAAGCATTTGCACGAGCTGTATTGCCATCATCGCGCCCATCGCCGCTTCCATCATCGAGAACCCTCGTGCAGCTCCCTCTGCGGCCTTGCCTGATGCTGCAACAGATGTCCCCGCTTGACTTGTCGCGCTTGCCGCTTTCGTTGAAGAGGTGCCGACAGCCTCAATGCTGGTTGCCGCCGCCTTTGTCCCGGTCCCGGCTTCTTCACCAGCTTTGCCAACCGCTGTAAAGCCGGTAGCTGCTGCTTCCGTCCCTTTGGCTGCTTGCCCGCCTGCATTGCCGATTGCAGCGATACCAGAAGCAGCCCCTTCCGCATCTTTCGCAAGTGCGCCCGCTCCTTCTCCCGCCGACTTCATCCCCGCTGCCACCGTCGTCACGCCTTGCCCAGCTTTCTGAGCATTGCTGCCAAAGGATGACAAAGCTGCGCTTGCTTCTTCCGTCCCTTTCGATGCGCCAGAAGTCGCTGTCTCTATGGCTTTGCTTTGGTTGATCACTTCCTGAGCGCCAGCCGTGAAGCCTGACGTATCCGCAATGAAGCGGGCTATAATTTCCTGCTCTTCACCTGCCATTATTGGTTTTCCACTTTCTCGAAGTGCTGTGGGAAGAGTTGCGGCAGGATGTCAACCACTGCCGTTTTGAGCGCATCGACCAAACGCATCCGTTCACGCTCTTCCTCAAGCTCCAGAAAAGCCATCTCCTCGATCAGATCATCGACTGCGACGTGTTCTAGCAGGTCGCTGACGCTGCTTGCGCCGTGCCGTTCTCTGAGTTGGTGATAGCGATACCGCTCTCTTGTGAGAGCAATTTTTTTTTCGCTTCATCCACCGCATCAGTGCCGAGACCAGATAGCTCACGAACCGCTGCGGATAACGTCTCTAGTAAGGCTCCGTCTTCTTCGCCCATGAACATGTCGCGGTCAGCAGGTTGGAAAATGCGTTCTCGCGATTCTGGATCATGGCACGCAAGCCGGATCTGCTCGAACCAGACACGCTTGAAGAACTCGCCGGTGCCACTATGCTCTTTGCTCACCTCGGTGACAAAGGCAAAATAGTTGCCGCGATCCACGCCAGAAAACCCGATTAACAGCACGTCCATGTCCCATTCAGGAATATGGACTATTTTCTCTTTTTGTTTATTTTTGCGAGAGAGGATCTTCTCGCGCATCTTCGTTGCATTACTCATCTATCGTCGTTCTCTCATGGCAGCACTACGAGGTCACAAAGTAGACATCGTGTACCGACTCGAAGGTGATTTTCTGTGTGATGACTTTGCTGACCTTCGCAGCCATCGAAGGTTTGAGCGGCGTAGCAAAGAATTGCCACCTGATATTGTTCGGCTTGTCAATATATAATTTCAATCCGACCATGTTGCCGAGTTCGGCAAACATGCGGTTATCAGCTTGGTACGTGTCGATCTCAGCTTTCGCGCTTTTGATCAGCCCGGTATTCAACTGCCAGCCCCCGGGCGACTGAAACGTCGTGGTATCCTCCACTTTGCACTCGACGGTATTCGTCCACATGTAGGAGTTCCCATATTGTGTGGCCGTGAAGTAGTTGCCTGCTGAAACCCTGGTGAAGTTATTTGTACCGACCACACGTGGCGTGTTAAAGACGATCTTCCCAGTTGCCCATTGGAAGATATAGTCAGTGACCGTCACCCAGGACGATGAACCATTCGGGCTGTTTTGAACGGTCAGCGTTTGCGTCCAATCCCAGAACTCATGAACCGCCTGGTACGTGGTATGATCGCCGGAGTCAGTGCAAGAGTCTGCTGATACCAGCGGAATTGATGGGCTACCTGTGGCGTACACATCGCCGCCGATGACAGCCGCGATAGGATAACTTAACGTCATACGTCAGCTCCTCATCAGTTCCAGGTAGCAGGACCAGTGCCAGTGATGTCGTACACGGCGGTTACGACGCCTTTTTGCGCGTTGGCTTTATCTTGCACCTTTTGTATAATGCCGGTTCCGCTCCAATAGTGCGTTGAGTCAATGTAGAATTTGAGCGTTTGTGTGGTCCCGATGCCGTTACGCATGAGCACCTGGCCGTTGGTATCGCCAGCGTCAGTGCTGCCGGCCAGTTTGAACTTCCACTTCAGGATCGTTGGCGTATTGACTTGGTAGGAGCCACTGGCACCGAAGTATGTGGTATCAGCAACTTCACTCTCCGGGCCGCCGTCCCACTCAGTGATATTGCCGACCGTATTCGAGCCGATCATCACTTTTGCGCCAACACCTGGCGTTGGATAACTCATGATAACCTCCTCTATTCAAGCGCCTTTGGCAAACGTTCTGCCATCGCTTGTTTTGTAAATTCAGCGGCAGGCGCAAGGTATGGCTCTGCCTCCATCTTTTTGGTGCCTTTTTCGACGAAGACGTTGTATGGTGCTCCTCTGTCGCTTTTGGCATCATTGGATAGCTCAAAGCCACCTTGAACAGGCGTGAGCTTATCGGCCTCTTTGAGGCGACCTGGATGATGGTCTTCTTCAGGTGGCCCATCATAGACAGGTGTATTGCTTTCCATGATATCGAGTGCCTCGCTGCCAATATCAGACATGATCGCTTCGGCCTGCTCAGGGACGCGCTCTTTCATGGTCGTGATTTTCTGTGTCCAGGAGTCTAAGCCTTCCCAAATAATGCTCATGACGTCTCCTCTCTGCTCGCTGGCCTTGACTCACTTCGCGGTGTCACAAGGCGTGGCAGTGTGCTACCAGGTAGCCAGGCGCGATGACGAACCGTGCGCTCCATGTAGAGCGCGATCTCCTCACGCACGACCTGACGAATAAGGTCTTCGGCATCCTTTGCCATCTCCAGCGTGATCGTTAGTTTGAGATTCGTATCAGGCATGATTATGACTCCAGTGTGACTTGCCACTGACTCGACACCAGCAGCTCGATGATGTGCGCCCGGAGATATTGGCCGTTGCGTGGCACATCTAAGAACTTGCCTGAGTTGGGCTTGAAACCTGATAGGAAGATCACGCCGCTCGTATCGCCAAGCCTGATATGCGTACTCAGTGGCACCACCAGCGCATCGCGCACAGCGAAGATCAACGCTTCTGCTGATTGTGCATCGTCGAGAGAGACCATTGAGAGCAAGTAAAAGCTCTGAGCATCTTGCCTCGGTCCTCCAAAGGCCAACGGTTGTGAGTCGTCGCTCCCGCCGTAGATCTCCAGGCATGCCGCGCCATTCACGACCTGGTTGCTCACATTCTTAATCTCACCGACCTGGACCAGCTTGTAGACCGGTGTACTGTTGCCATAAGTGAGTGCTGACATGTATCCAGCAATGGCTTCGGCCACCGCCATTGTGTTCGGTGCGCTTGGAAGCGGCATAGATTACTTTCCTCTCACTCGGTCAGCAACCAACTCCATATGAAAATCAGGAAATGGTTCAGGATCATTGATCACGTTGTATTCTCGGTATCCGCTGGCTGTCTTCGGATCAGCATTGAACGGGTCTGTCAGTTGATCCTGAAACTGAATGTCATAGATCGCCTGCGGGAAGATCCAATAGCGCAAGTAGGGCGCAGCGCCGCCATAGTAGGCTGCTTCCTGCTGACTCATGTTCTCAATTTGAGCAATAATATCGGTGCGCAATGTGACGCCCGCCCGGATCTGAGTGAGCGTGCTTACCCGTTGATCGCTCATGTCCGCCTCCGGTAGTTACCAGAGTCGATGATGTCCTCAGCTTTGAGCTGAAATCTCGATTTCACTGTCTGGTCAGAAGCGTACTTGTAGCGCCTCTTACTCATTTGCGTTTCATAAGCCCCGCTACTCATCATGGATTGCAACTCATCGGCGGCATACCACGCAGCTGCATCCTGAATGTCATCGGGTGGATAGGCAAACCCAGCGCGGTACGTCGCCCTGAAAAGACCTTCAGGCAAGACGAAGCTGCCAATGGGTAAGCGCAGATAGCCCGCCGCTGTCTGAATGCCGACCTGGCTGGCGTCCAATGTGCTGTACTGGCTATCGATGGGGAGCATATGTTCCATCTTGAGTATCGGCGGCACGATAGGATAGCACTTCAAAAAGATGATTCTGGTCAGGCCGCTTGTATCGAAGCTCGGCGCGTGGGCCTGCGCAAGCTGCGCCGCCTGGTTGAGCGCAAGCAACGATTCGCTGTACACATCGCTACTGCCAGAACTACCAACCGTCGAGACCTCCTGATAGCAGCCAGTGACCGCCTCGCCTGCGTTATGGCTATAGAGGACACCACTCGCCAGTGTGAGCGTCCCAGGGTAGGGCGATGCCCATGATGAGACAGAGACGCCGCCGGGCAGAATCGGCACGATCTCCTGTGTTCCCCCAGTGCCGATGATAACGGCTTGCTCTTGTCCGTTGTCGAAATTCAGCGTCGAGGCAACAGGCAGCGATGTCCCGCCTTGAGAGATGCCGCCGCTTGCGAGCGTCGTGGTGCCTGGCTGCACAATGCGCTTGCGAGCGTAGTTATCCACGCGCCGCGAGGCACGGGCCAGTAGCATGTCCATTGCGCCGCTAATCGCGGTGATCTGCGCTACCTGGCCTGCAAAGGTGATGGCTTGTGGATAACTATTGAATTGTGTCGGCGTGAGATACAGTCTAGGCACAGTGCGCCCCTCTCCTATTTCTGCGTTTCTTTGACCTGGACAGGACCGCTATCTATCCAATGGAAGCACAGCCAGCGATCAGGAAACTCGACATTACAGAATTTTTCACCTGTGGGAGTGTGGCGTCTCCATTTCCCTTCCGGCAACTCTTCACGCGTAAGAGCGCCTACATCGACGCTTTGCACTTCATCAAGTGAGCATTCATCATGCTCCTCGATTAATTCCCGTATATTTGGGAATGGGTACGCATCCAGATGCAGCCAGGTACTCGCTGTACTCATTCCTGTATCATCCCCTTCATGCGTTGCGTCTGATAATAGAGATCTTGCTCTTCTGGCGTCGGCTGCCGATAGGAATGGCCTAGCAGCATCTCAGCGTCGTGATGCAGTACTGCGTCAGGATAGCCGCTGATGTCTACTATGTGGTTTCTCACGCAATACTGGCGGCGTTCCACACGTCTACCGTTGATGGTTCCCGCCTCCAGCGTGACGATCGCACTGGCATTCTCACAAAAGAGCAAGATCGACATAAGCACCTCTAACGGTACGTGACGGTATAGTCACCAGCAGTGGTGCCACCAGAGACGACGGTCAAGCCAGTGCCAAATGCG